CCGAACGGTTTCGCGGTAGTCCTGGACAACCCGGAAACCGTTCGGCGTCGTCCAGGTGATGTTCGGGTACTGTTCGAGGATTTTCGACGAAGATCTCTGAAGATACTCCATCGCCTCACGAGCCTTGATGACGACCTCACCGATGGCCTTCCACATGACATGCGCCAGGAACCGGCTCGCTTCGTTGTACTCGGTCTTGTCGAACTCCTCCGGGAACTCCTTCCGCACGTAGTCCTTCAAGATGAAGTCCGACGCGGAGAACCGGGTGGAACCGTACGGCAAGGTCATCACCGAACGCTTGCACAACTTCCGGCTGATGCCGTGCTGTAGCCAGCGAGAACGGAACGACTTCTCATCCTCCGGCATGCTTTCAAGCATCTGCGTGGTCCGGTTCGCCACGGTCTGGTAGATGTCCCGAGGCTTACCGCCTGGGGTCAGGTTCGTGGCTTCACCACCCACCTCATCCCGGAGCAGGGCGCTGAAGTTCTGGAGACCGTTGCAGGATCCATCCAGGCTGACAGGAAGGTGCGACATGAAGGCGCTTCCGTACTGCTGCCACTCCGCGTACTCGAACACCCAGGCCAGGAACTGGAACGGTTTGTCCGCGTTCCAAAACCAGTCCAGGTTCGACAGCGGATCCGCGGCGGTCGCCATGATGTTGTCGTGCTGGTCTTTCACCCACTGAACGCGCTCGTCCAGGCTCACCTTGTCGATGCCGTACTTGCTCGCGCCGTGGCACATGAACCAGAACTCCGCCTCGCTCGTGCGAAGCGGCTTGCCCTCGGCGAAGTGCACCACTCCCTTCTGGAGGTCGGAACCCTGCGGGTTCGGCCCTGATGTCATGGGGTACGCGCGGCCGCGGAAGTCACACTGGTACACGAAGTGGATTTCCGGGTTCTCCTTGAGCATGTCGGCAACACGGAACACCGTGAACATCCGGCCCAGCTTGGTCTGGCGCATCTTCTGCCGTGAGTGCCACTCGGCGACCTTCCACTTCCAGGCGCGAAACTCTTCGGCCTGCTCCGGCGTCATGTCCTTCTTGCTTTCGATGCTGTCCAAGAACTCCAGGCGCTCCGGCTTTCCCTCGGCCTCGCTCGTCACGATCTCCATCTGCTCCTGCTGCTGGAGCGTGCCCAATGACGGCATTCGGGCAAGGTCCTTGGCAACATCCAGCACGCGGTGGTTGATGGCCCACCGCACGCTCTGGAGAGCGTTCAAGGCCTCGAAGACCACCGAGCAATCCCCGCGTTCACCGCCACCGATGACGGCGCTGCACGATGCGATCTTGCGCATGTCAGGCGTGTGGTACCCACCGTCGTGCATGCTCACCCAGTCCATCGGCCGCTCGATGCACGGAAGGAAGTACGGGGTGGTGTTCTCCACCAGGTCCTTGACCTGGCTGATGAGCGACAGCAACCCCTCGGAGAGTTCGACGGTGAACGTGAAGTGCGTGGACTTCTTGCCCTTGCCGAAGATCTTGCCGATGTCGATCATTCCCAGCACCGACAGAACCTCGCACAAGTACGTCCCCACCTGTTCTCGGTTGCCCTTCCCCCAATCGATGGGTTCGACGTCGCGCATCCGCATGTGGTGGCGGAACGTGGTCGCCATGTGGTCGATGTTGGCGCTTGACTTGCGGTCCAACTCCTCCATCAGGTAGAAGTATTTCTCGGGGTCCATCTCCTCGAACTGCTTTAGGACGAGCTCGGTCTGCACGGCCTTTCCGACGCCGTGGAAAACCTGGCGACCATTGGCGGCGTCGCCGGATTTCCCGGACAGCAGGTAGCACAGAACCCACCGGACGGCGATGTAGGCCACCGCCTCCGGCTCCAACCCACGAAGGAGCGACACGTGCGCACGGCGACGACCCGCGGTGGGGGAGTCAATGTCCGCACGGATCTTCCGTGCCAGTGGCTCAACGAAACGATCGAGGACGGGGTTCGAGTACCGGTTGTGCGCGGCTCGGTTCCCGTTCTCGTTCTTCTCCATTTGCCGGCGGGCGCGTTCGCGCCCACCGTCCACCTGGTACTTCTCCAACTCAACCTGGCTCGTGAACATTCTTTACCTCCAAGTTCGTTTACTGTGCGTTGGTGAGCAAGATGCTGCGTTGACCGATGCTGTTCTGGGTCTTGCGACCCCGGCTCCAGCCGCCGCAGTCCTTGCACTGATACCTCTGGTAAACCCCCACCTGCGTCCTGCTGACCCCGCGCTTCTCCAGGTGCTTGCTTCCGCACTTGGCGCAAACAGGTTCCAACCCATCCACGAACACGCCGGCGTTCGGCTGCGTGGAGTTCCATGGTCGCATCAGCAGGTACAGCTCTTCGAGCGAAGTTACGTCCCTGACATTGTACCGCTTCATCTCCTTCCACGCAAGGGGGTTGCCCTTCAGAACCTCGACCCAGAGTTCAACACCAGGGAACCGCTTGTGCTTGAGCTTCTTCGTGGTGCAGAGCGTGCCGGTCAGGAACTCCAATTTGTTGCTGCTGAAGGCGAATGTCTTCTTCGCGATCTCCAGCGTGTCAACGATCTTGTACGGGCTCGGCGGCTTCATCCCGTTCAAGAGGAACCGGGCGTTGATTTTGCGGAGGTCGAACTTGCGTCCGTTGTGAGCCACCACAATGTCCGCCTCGTCCAGCAGAACCCAAAGGGCTTCGAGGATCAACTTGTCGTCCTCGATGTCGGTAGCCTTGGACTGGTCGAAGTAGAACACGTTGCGCTTCCCAACCCACTTTGCGGCGAACGACAGAATGTACCAGTCAGCCTTGATGAAATCCAGTGCCACGTTCTGCTGCCAGATACCCCACACGTGAGCCGCAATGGGTGCGGTCTCAATGTCGAGGATCAGCGTCTTGGGGAGTATCGGCTTCACGTAGTCTCCTGTGCGGCCCTGCGGATGCGGGCCTTGCGGTTGCGCGTCCTGCGCTTTTCTTCCTCGGTTTTGTGCGTGTTGTGAAGAACGCCTGTGCTGCGCTCCATGTACTCCAGGACGTTGCCCAGGAAAATCCCCAGGTCAATTTTTGATTTGAGTCCAGCGATGTCGCGGGCGTTCTCGATCTTCCCCAGCATCGAGTTGCACCCGCGGTGAAGGACGCCGCGGCAGTGACCGGTTCGGTGGTTGTGATCCAAGACGGCTTCCTGGATGGAGAGTGGCCTGCCACAGAGCAGGCAGGCCATCCCTTGTTCCCTCAACCGTGCGTTCCGGTAGGCCGCCACTTCAGAAGCGACCAGGCGCTTCATCAGACGTTATCCACGGAGTCGTAGTATTCCTCCTCGGTCATCTGTTCCTCGGGTGCCAACGGAACCACGGCAGGAGCCGGGGCCGGAGCGGGGGCAGAAGTGATGGCCGAAGCGCGACGACCCAGGCGACCGATGTACGCGGTGGCAGTGTTCTTCGGAGGAGTCTGAGCGGCATGCTTCAGGTTCTCGGGGATCTCGGAGATGGTACCCTCACCCTGGAGCGCACGCTGGATGGGGCTGCCCGGGAAGTTCTTGGCCTTGAGGATCAGCTCCTGGAACACGTTCTTCGTGCGCTCGCCGGGACCGTAGTCACCATCGATGAAGATGCTGTCCCACATGGTCTTGTCCGCGAAGTCCCACAGGAACAGGCGAACAGGCGTGATGGCGGGCGGCACGTTGATGGCGCGGATCTCACCGGTGGCCGCGTCTTCCTGGACGGCAGGCCCGATGTGGTAGCCGCTGGCATCGCGCAACCGCGCGTAGACCTTTGTCGGATCCGTCTTGCTGGGCTCGTTGAACACGCGGCCCATGAATCCCTGGCCGAGCATCTGGCTCATGTGGCGGATGCCATCGCGGCCGTTGCGCATGCCTTCGTAGATGCGGCGGAAGTTCGCCTTGTCGTTCAGCGACAGGGTTTCGGTGATCGTGATCCGCATCGGGATGCGTTCGCCGTTGAACTCGCGCACGGGGTAGTTCTTGCCGTGGAGCTCGAAGACGAGCTGGACCTTCGGCATGGTCTTGGTCTGCCCACCCCAGGTGGACTCCTGGAGGCCGAGCTCGATGTAGCCGACGAAGCGGAGGAGAGCGAGACCGGGGACGGGAGGCACGTACGCGCCGGAGCCACCCTTGGTGGCCTCGTTCATGTTCGGGCCCTGCGTGGTAGCGGCGTTGATGTACTGGGAATAGTCCATGGTGTTTACCTTTTGTTGGGTTGGTGTTTACGGAAAGACGATGTCTTCCTCGTCATCGAACGTCCCTGCAGGTGCGACCATCAACGCCTTGTCGATGTGTGGAACGGGTGAAGCTGAAACCTGTGGAGGCGGTGGCTCTGCCTCGTTGTGAACCTGTGGATCCTTCGTGTCCGAGAACCGTGACCGGTTCCCGTCGAAGAACACCTGTGCCCGACAATCACCAGGCCCCCCGCTCCGACGGAGCTTGTTCTTGGGGGTGGAGATGTAGCGCACATCCACTGCGTCCTTGTCGCGACCCACCATAATGATGGCGTCCGCAGCTCCCTGCTTGCCGGTCTTGCTGTCTTTCAACATCGAGAGCAATGGGAACTGAAGCCCTTCACCTTCGGCGCTGACCTGGCTCGCGGCGATGACAGCACAGTTGTACTTCACTGCCAGCACGCGGCCCCATTGATACATCGCTTCCAGGATCTGGTCGGTGCGCTGTCCCCCATTCGCAAGGATACCAGAATACCTGACGTTGTCAAGCATGTCGAACACGATGAGACCCGGGTTCTCCTTCTTGATGATGGACTCAATGTCGGCGTTGGTCATGTCGTGAACGTCGCGGACCTTGATGGGTCTTCTCCACCAAGCGCCACGTCGTACTCGCGATGCATGATGCCGGCCTTGCTCATCGCGTGCAGCTCGGAGAGAGTAGCGCCAAGCGCTGCCTGCCAACACCGTCCGACGATGCGCCGGCGTG